GTGCCACGATCTTCGAACGCTTCAGTAAGACCCACTTTTTTGCTTGTGCCTTTAGTACGCACACCTGGATACGCCGAGAAGACATTATCACTGGTATCACCACGCATACACTTTTCAAACAGGAGCCATTCCGGATCCGGGGCTTTTTTTGCTTCTTGTGTTTTTTTGTCAATAACAGGCCGGCCTTTGTCATCGAATATTCCTTCGTGCGTGATAGTCTGTTCCATAACACCATTGTACTGTTTCACATTTGGTGCAATTAATTGTACGAAGTCTGTATCAGTGCTGATAACAACGTGATTATCATCAGGATGGCTTTGTATCCAACCTGCAATAAGATCGTCTGCTTCTAATTGCGGATGTTGCATAACAGTACAATTAGTTTTTTCAGTTACAAAGTTTTTAAACTCGTCAAATGCTTCCCAAAAGACTTTTTCTTCTTCTGCTTCTTTGACAGTGTGTGCTGCACGAGCATCTGAACGATTGCGTTTGTACGGAGCATAGTAGTCCTTACGCCACGAACGACCTTCTAAGCAGAAAATAACATGACTGCCGTTAAACTGTTGCCATGCTTTTCTGATAGAGTTTAGTGTAATGTGGAATGCCATGCCCAACTTAATGTCAGCATCACCGTTGATAACGTGTCTAGCACGGAAGAATGTATTAGCAGTATCAACTAAAATATAGGTCATTTATTGTTTCTTTTCACATTGTTTATATCAATAACACCTGTATTAACAGGACCACCGTAGTCTCCGTCGACTACAACATTTGCACAGAGTTCTCTAAACCAACGATCGACGATTTCTTCATCCAAATCACCTTCTTCACCGTATCCCTCTTGCTTTAATTTTAACACAAAAAGGTCGTTCCAGTCAAGCTCAAAGAATCCATTTCTGATGTTATCTTGGTTTACATGAGTTTCTAGCACCCCTACCCATGGTTCTTTCTTGCGGCTGGCTCTTTCTTTTGGAGTTAATTTAGCTAAATCTTCTTGATCTTTGGCAATGTTAGCAGCTTTCTCAGCTTCTTCTAACCTTCGATTGGCATCAATTAGATCTTTTTCTGCTTTGGCTATCGATTCTTCGAGCTTGTCTAGTCCAAACAATTTTTTGATAATTTTCATTAAGTTCCCCACTCATTTTTAAATAACGGCACTTGTAATCTATCACTGTAGCGTAAGCCGTTCTTCATGGCTAAGTCTGCTACACGACGATTGTTTAATGCGTATACGCTTTCTACACCGCCCACTGGCATTAGATACACATGACCTTTAAAGCCTGCTTTACGATATTCAATAACTGCACGTTTAGCATCTTCAAAATCTTCTTCTGTAGCAATAACAAACTTCAAATATGCTGTGCCAACTTCTTCGTACTCGCAAACAACTTCCGGAAGAATCGCTTCTTCCCACTTTTCGCCACTGCAAGGAAGTTTAGCACTTACTGAGAATGTGATTTCTCTACTGACAAATGGAGGATTCTGTGCCCATTGTTTTAGATACTGTTTAAAGCTCTCGGATAACTTCTGAGTACCATTTGTTTCAAAAGTAATTTCTTTTAACTTGCCCATCTTTGGATGATTTAGTAAATCAGGATAGGCTCGCTGCCAACCTAACAACGGTTCGCCACCTGTGATCACCAAGTGTGCAGTACCCCACTCGTTGTTTGGCAATATTTCCATGGTACGTTCTACAATAGCATCGCTTGTAAGCATTGGACTAAGATTCTTAAAGTCGGGATGCCAACTTGCATAACTATCACACCCTGTACTAACTAACGGAAGTTCTTCGTATTTCTGAAATGGATGCATGGCATTCATAACTGCAATATCGTCTGCTTCTTTGCTCAGTTCACCACGCGGCATACCGAAGCCTGCACAGCGGAAATTACAACCAAATGTGCGTAGAAACACAGACGGAACGCCCATGTAGCGTCCTTCACCTTGTATGCTGTAGAACAGCTCTGCTATTTTAATTTTGCTCATTGTTTATTATACCTTTATTGATGAAAGTTGTCAAGTCTTCTTTGACCAAAGTCCATGAGCCGTCTTGATTGTCAATCCAATGTAAACTATCGCCCTCTTTCCATCCAGCTTCATCTAGCAGATCCTTGGGCAAGGGTAAGATACCATCGTCTTCAACTGTTAATGTCCATGATTTCATACTGATATCGACTTTTTACTTTCTTCTTGTTGACGCTTCCATTCTTCGTAGTGCAATCTTCTACATTCTTCTTTAACTTTGTTCGGAATATCGGGATGCCATTCTGCCATTCCGCAGTCGTAATATCTACCTTCTGATTTGACCGTAATCAAAAAACAGACCATAAGAGATACACCTAAGATAATAATTATCACATCTTTTATAGTTGGTCGCTGATCATTATCTTGCACAATAATGCTTCTCTCTCGTCGTTAAAAAAGAACTTCATGTTATCTTCACTTACTTCTGTGGTGTACTTATCGCCCGGAAGACCGAAGTGTTCGATTATACGAGCACAGATTTCATTCCACCACATGGTACTTTGACCATTCCACGGAACACATATCTGATTTTTCATCGCTGATACTCTACACGTTCTTTAGGAAGATCATCTTCGCGGACAACAAACTCACGGCCGCCAAGACTGCCTGCAAATGCTTTAGTACGTTCCATATAAACCAATCGTAGTTTAAGAGTTTGAAACGCAACGTCTAAGAATACCTTAGGCTTATATCCTAGTATGTGCATGTCGAAGTCTTTGCCTGCATCTGTGCAGCGAACTTTGATTTTAGAATCGATCATTTAGTCCACCATTCTTCGAACGGAAATTCAATCCATACTGGATGTTCTTCTTTGTTAATTTCCTCACCCACATAATCCATTCTAATCGCAGACTTACTAGCTAGGTTATCGAATACAGTGGCGAATCGAACATTAGTATTCCATATGTTGTCCCATTCTGGATCATTGGGGAAACATCCACTAGGCCAATCTTTTAAAATCCAATTAACGGTAGCGCCAGTGTCGTTAATGTCATCAACGATTAATATTTGTTTGGCTGTGCTGTTTTCAAACAAAGACATAGGATTGCCTTCATAAAAGTCAACCTCATCGTGCGGATTTCCAAAAGCATCTTCAGCCATCCATAGATTGCTTTCTGTAGCATGTTCGCCACCGTTATCACGTAGACTGACTTTTAATGCTTCACAAGGAATATTAAAATATTGGCTGATCATGACGGCAGGGAGTAAACCTCCCCGGGTGATGCCAACTACATAGTCGGGCCGCCAATCGCTTAATACAATGTCTCTACATATCTTTCCAACTAAGTTTTGAAACTCGTGCCAACTTACTTTACGCTTTTCCATGTTTCTCTCTACGGTTAATCATATAGGATTCGTTCTGTACCCATCGATCGTTTACTAAAAAACCCCATTCTCGCTTTTGCGGACCGGGCATGAATAGTGTCCATGCAGTTATGCCTGGCTTTAACTCTACTCGATGATACGAATTAGAACTGCAAATACGGAAATGACCAGGACCTCTCCATTTGCGGATCTCACATGACTTAGTTCCATCGTCGTTAAACTGCGGTATCCATTCGTAGTAGCCACCTTTTAAAATAAGTGTGGCATAGGGCCATGGATGATCGTGAACATCATCTGGATCACCTTTTAAAAACTTATGAAGGAATATGTTAAACGGAAACCGTTCTCGTTCTTTTAGAAAAAGATAGTATCGTTCGAGATACGGCTCGTTGTTAATACGATCCATAATGATTCTCTTACGACCTAATTTTTCTAATAATTTAAGCAACATCAAAAACCTCTTCTCTTAGATAACGCTTGAGCTCTTTGTCAGTTGGTTCTACAGTATAGTTTCTTTTGAAGAATATTTCATATGAATCAGAACCGTATTTTCCAATGCCATATAACATTGTAGCATCTTCGTGCTGCCAAGTCAAGAAGTCATTTGTCATTCCGTGCAGTCTTTTATATCGGACATTAACCATTCCCAAAGGCCATATGACATCTTTTACTTCTTCTTCAGTGGCATTTAGGAATTTATTAGGAGTATTCCATCTATCTATAAAGATCGGAAATACTGTTTTAACTGGTATGCGTCCAGTTTGATTTAACATGATCACAGCTACCATGTGTTGCCAAACACCGTTAACTGTTTGTCCGGCAGGTAGTTGTTGCTGGACCATTAGATCATCACGCAATGGTTTAATCATCTAAATCGGTTCTATCAAGCCAGGCATCTACTTTTGCTTCTGCTTCTTTTTGATTGACTGCATAAACATTAAACCAAGCACATTCTTGATTGGCTCTAATATCAAAAGGAACAGATCCGTTAAACTCCAACGGACCATCTAGCATTCTTTTCACTTCAAACAGTTGTAGGTTCATCGCTCGAGTTATGAGATTGTTAGCAAGTTCCACGGAGTTCATTTTGGCTCCTTGGCTTCTTCTAATCTGTTATTTAGGTCAGTTAATTCCCATTCAGCTAGCTTTTCCCGGAATTCACCTTCTTCGAGTCCGTGCCAGCCAATACACTTACCAGTGGGACTACGACCACACCCGCATCTGCCTATTTCATTTACATCTTCTTTTACTCTTGTCTGCATGATTATTCCTTAAAGTATTTTTCCATAACTTCTAGCTTGTCTACGTATTCTGCAATCAATGCCACTTCTTTTTCAATGGCATCCATAAGATCGGTGTGATCGTGAATAGCCATAGGATTGTTTAACATAATATCTACATTCATTTTATGTTTAAGAATGTGTGCTTCGAAGTGTTGTTTTAAAACACCAATCATTTGTTGTCTCATTCGTCTTCTCCAATAAATTCTTCGCCAGTACTTTCGTTGATTAATTGCAACGGTCCGTAAATCCAATATTCAGTGTCGTCATTGTTCCAACCGAGTGCTTCGACGCCGTCAAACGTATCTTCTTCCCATGCTGCATTAAACTCTTCTATATCTGCGTCAGTGGTATTTTGTCCAGCTTCTGTGTCGGCCCAGCAGCCGTCATCCATACTATCGAGTTCCCATTCGTACTCATCAGCGTATCCTACTTCAAATCCTTCTGGATTTTTTAAGTCGATATCTGGTTTTTCGTCGCTTTCACAATACCACGTACCCCAACGAAATCCTTCTTCTCTAATGATAACTTTATCATCCTTTCTCCAGAATTGTCTTTCGACAGCATTCTTCTTATTATAGTTTGAAATTTTCCATGTAGTCATAATTACCTCGGCGCAAATTCTTGTTGTAATTTAATGTTGTCAAAAAACTCTTTCTTTGTGTGAGGGTCGTCTTTGAACGATCCTTTGAGTACAGTAGTCTGCGTTAGACTAGAGTGTGCCATAATGCCACGATTCTCACAGCATCCATGAATCGCTTGTACATAAACCGCTACGTTCTCGCTATCTGTTGCTTTCATTATTTCTCGGGCAATGTCGTTGCAGAGTTCTTCCTGCAAAGTACCACGACGAGCGCACCACTGAGCAATACGAGTGTACTTAGACAAACCAATGAGCTTTTGTGCGGCGATAATCCCAATATAAGCGACACCAGATACAGGCTGGTGATGATGACTACACATACTTCGT